CTAACGTAGATCCTAAACGGTTGGACCCTGTAGCGAAGAGCCTCGTCAAAAAAGTCGAAGCATTTCTTGGGTTTGGTCGCACTGCTGCACAGATGGGGTATGCCTCGGCTGAGGATGTGCTGGCTGCGGTTAAGTCTGGAGAGATTGGAGGCAGGCGCTTTACGCCTTCCTACGAGCAGACGATTACCGGGAAAGAGATCTCTGCGCCAAGAGAGATAAAGATTCCAGCGGCGGGGAAGGTCGATGAATTTGTTCGTCCTGCACCTGAAGCCAAAGCTGCGACCCCTCCTGTTAAGGAAACGCCTAAGGGCAAGAAGGGGAATAAGGGCAAGGCGAAGACCGATGTTATGGTGCAAGAGCCGGAGTCTCAAGCACAGACAGAGGCTGCTGTCGCCGCGCCCGAAGAAGAGGCTTCTTCTGTTACTCCTGAAGGGTTGGTCCGGGCTTTCTCTCCTCGCTCTAAAGAGAACTTGGTAGACAAGATCTACAACTTCTTCTCGATTGATCGTCGCTCCTCTTTCCGGCAGAAGTTTCTGGATCGGTATGATCCTGTAAAGGAATGGGCAATTAAAGCATACGAGCAAACGGGTGACAGGAAGTACCTTGCTGCTGCATCCGGTGCTTATCAGGCCCTCCTGTTCTCCGATAAGGCGCAAGACATTGCGATGGCAGGTTTGGAGTTTGGCGGCTTCTCTTACGATGGGAATATCTTTCGCGCTGTAGAGAATGAAAAGAACTCTCCGATCAAACTCTTTGGAGAGTTGGCTGCTATGCCTGCATCTCAATCTGGGTTTGCTAACAAGCTGGAAGAGTTCTTTGAGGCAGCATATGCTCGGCGCTACCTGGATCTTGCGGAAGGACAAAACAGAGATCCTGGTGGCGTAGTTAAGATCGAGGATGTCAGACGCACATGGGATGCTTTTAAGGACGATAAAGTCATCGACGATGCAATGAAACGCTTCAAGGCATTCAACGATAACTTGATTGATGTCTTAAGGAAGAGTGGTTTCATTGACAAAAAAATGGCAGAGTCGTGGAAGCAATCCTACTACATTCCTTTCTATCGTTTGCCTACTGTCAAGACTCAGGATGGAGACGTTGAAACGGGAGAGGTGGACGCGCCGAAGGTTGGAACAAAGGCGACGAATCTAGCTGCCGCAAAGTCATTGTCTGGGCGCAACCTCCGTGTCAACGATGCCATGGAGAACATCATCTACAACACCTACTTCATGATCGGCACTGCTATGAAGAACGTAGCAGGTGAACGAATCGTAAGGGATGGCATTACAACTGGGTATATAAAAGAACTACCTATCGACGAGAAGACTAAACGTCGCGCCAAGGAAGATCCTGGGTCGAATGTCATCAGCATTCGAGAGAACGGTGTCAAGAAGTTCTATCAGGTTGATGATCCGCTGGTGTACGATGCCGTTGCAAAGTCTACTATCCCGGTGCAGGATGCGCTGAAGATGATGGGATCGTTTACTACAGCACTTCGGCGCGGGGTTACTACGACTCCTTCGTTTATTCTAAAAAATCCAATTCGAGATACTTTACAGGTATGGATGCAGGGCGGCTTTGGATCTGACCTTACGCCTCCTGTTGGCGAATACGTTAAAGGCATTACTTCTGTGTTGCAAAACTCTCCTGAATACCGTGCGCTGCAAGGTGCTGGTATTGCTGGGTCTGGCATTCGAACTCAAAACATTGCATCTGCTGCAAAATCAATTCGAGAAAAGATTGGAGTTGAGCAGAGAGCTTTCTATAAAAAGTTCTACGACATACTTGAGAATGCAGCAGATAAGTCTGAAGGGATCAGTCGTGTTCAGGCATACAAAAATGCATTAGAAAAGACTGGAGATGAAGCGGAGGCTTTGTTCGCCGCGATGGAGACTATTAACTTCTCTCGGCGTGGCACATCTCGTGGCGCGCAGGTAGCGATTGCTTTGCTGCCATTCTTTAATGCTCGGCTCCAGGGTTTAGATGTTGCTTATCGCACCCTGAAGGGCGACAAGATGATCCCTACTGAACTGACAGGAAGTTCAAAGAAAGCGGTCTATACCCGAATGGCTTACGTCTCTGCTCTTTCGGGGGTTTATGCTGTTTTAATCTCAGGCACTAAGGCTTGGCTGAATGCAACAGATGAAGAGCGAGATAGTAATATCTTTGTTCCTATAGACTGGATTCCTGGAATAAAAGAGGGGACTGCCTTAAAGTTTCCCATCCCTCAGGAGCTTGGCCTTGTTACTAAGATGTTCCCTGAGAGATTGGTTTCCTACTATAGGGGCCTGGATGATGGCCCAGAATTAGTAGATGCAATGGCTCGTGGATTGCTTGCTACGTTAAGCATGAACCCTATCCCTCAAATTTTTCGTCCGTACTTTGAGCATACTGCCAACTTTGATATGTACACTCAGAAGCCTATCGAGAACGCTTATCTTCAACGGCTTCTTCCTGAAGAGCGTTACACCGAATACACTTCTGAGGTTTATAAGATGGCAGGTCAAGCTATGGGTGTATCCCCAGTAAAGCTGGATCATTTGATTCGTGGTTATACGGGATCTCTTGGCGCTATGACCGCTGATATTATCGGCATGATTCTCGAAGAAGGCAAAGCTGCTCCTAAGCCTGAGCGTATTCGCTTTAGCGAACCGTACCTTCTTCCTGGGATCGGTCAGCTATTCCGCAGTGCTAATGGACGCAAGGCTGTCGAGGATCTGTACGAGCTGGATGAGGCTGCGAATATGGCAGTAGCCACTCTGAGAGCAGTATCCAGAGGGCAGAGGGAGATGTCTCCTGAGCGCCAGGATGAGCTTCGCTCTATGCTGTACATCGACAAGGCTATTCAGCCTACCCTGAAACGGGTTCAAGCATTGAACCGCATGAAGCGTACTGTTCTTGCGGCTGAAGATATGTCTCCAGAACAGAAACGAGACGAACTCAACTCTATTCAAGAAGAGATCGTCTCGCTTTCTTCTGAGATCAAAGATCTCAAATCAGAGTTGCCGCTTCGTTTTCGAGTTGGTCTATCAAAACTTCTCGGGTTTTAAGAGGGGTGACCAGGATGACAACCTTCCTCCGGTCTGTCTTGTTGTGTGTCATCTCGACAGACTTTACGCTAGATCCTGTCATGCAGTCGATTACTCCAGCCCTCCAGAGGATGCGAACGCAAACATCTAGGAACGCACTGTAGTCCTGGATGCCGTATGTATCCTCTTTGACGATGGATAGTTTAACTGCCTTTAGGGGGAGGAACTTGAGACTGGTGGAGATCGTTGCAGCGATGCGATACATCGCTGCGCTAGCATCTCTCTTCTGTACGATTTCTCCATGCTCCCCTTTAGCCGTCATGCTTTCCGGCATAAAGGGATCGTTGATTATGATCCTGATCGGTTGTCCTTTGCGGGGGAGGATGCGTTCCTCAGGTTCTTCTGCGATAGCGTCAGGGTTTCCCATCTGCCATCCCACTGGGTACTTGTCCCGTTTCTTAGATACTGCCATCTTGTTCTCCTGTCTCGTGTGTCGCAATGTATGAAGTTCCCTTGGATAGAAACTCCTACCCCTTGGAACTTTCCAAACCTCTCTACTTCTCTGTAGAGATCTTGTAGGTTGAGTTCTGGGCAGAACCAATCTACTGCTACCCCTAGAGTGTGTCGTCCAGGGCCTGCGCCCTTTGCCTTTTCGATAGGGTGATTGGGGCAACGGTATGCGCTTGTTACGGTAAGAGGCTTCCCCAGGAAGTCTCTAAACTCTTGCATGACAGAAAGAAAGGCGGGGGTGATCCCCGCCTTTTTGCAATGTCTGCACATCAATTCGTTGCTGGAGAAGTTCTTAGACTGCATTAGGCTCCGGTCGAACCGAAGCCTCCTGCTCCTCTGTCGGTAGACGATAGTGCTTCGGCGGTTTCAAACTCGATCTCTTCGTATTGTGCCACTACCATCTGAGCGATGCGAGTTCCCTTCTCGATCATCAACGATTGATTGCCGACCTGCTTGTACCCGTTCCACAGAAGGATGACGCCGATCTCCCCCCGGTAGGAGGGGTCAATCGTGCCAGGAGCATTTAGGACAATCACTCCCTGCTTCAGTGCCATGCCTGAACGAGAGCGGATCTGCGCCTCGTAGCCTGGAGGAAGTTCGATAGAGAGGCCAGTCTTTACCAGCAACGGTTCTCCAGGAACAAGGTATACCGTCTCGTCGGCATAGAGGTCCATGCCTGCATCTTCGTCAGCGCCGTGTGCGTAGATCGGGATGCGAACAGATGCGTTTGAGGTCTTCAGTTTAATCTTCATTCTTTGTTTTGCTTTCCTTTGCGTAGCGAGTAGCCAGATCGAATACCCTAACGAGTTCACGTTCAACGTGTTCCGGCATGAGTTGGTTGGACAGCACCAGATCGGCGAGTGCTTTCATAGACTTGCCAATCAGCTTCTGCTTTCGTACTTGTGTTGTTACCTTCTTCATGTTCAATCTCCTTCAAGATCTGTTGTTTGAGTTCTTTGTCCCGCCGCTCCCTCAGGAGAGCGGCTTCATAGTTTGCTTTCGCACGGGCAGCGATTATCCCCCATGCGTATGCTCTTCCATACTGTCGCAGGGATAGCCATAGGATTATACCAACTCCCATGACCATCAATGCGATGAATCCAATCATTCCTTCAGTCATGCTTATCGTCATGTTCGTCCTTGTTGATTTGGGTTAGGGCAACACCGATAGCAGCCCACACGTCCTTCGATACCTTGTAGAGTGGGCCACCCTTTTTTGTCACATCGGTGGATTGTTTAGCTTGATACGAGTCGATGATGGCTTGACGGACGTTTGCGTCCTTCGCTTTCATCGACCCGCACATAGCGATCTTCACTTCGCGCCGGAAGATTCGGGAGACGTTGTCAGCGCCACAAGATTCCAGGTGCTGCATAATTCTCCCGATCCACACGCACGTCTCGAACACCTCTGCCCCTACTGCCATACCGTAGGAGGCAATCATTTCGATTGCCACATCAGCAGGCAGTAGTTGCTCTAGGCGTTGCAGAAGCTCTTGGTTATTGCAGATTCCGAAGGCATAGAGATGCCTGTCTTTGCGCCTTACGAGGGCATAGGCGGTCTTGACGGGGCCGGGATCTATTGCCAGTACGGAATCGTGCATCGTCTATTCCCAGGGGTTCTTAGCGGCCTTCGGGGCAGAGACGATAGCGGATTCCTTCGGGGTGAAGGGAGCGGAGACTTTGACGGAGACAAAGGGTTTCCCCGTCTTCGTCTTACGGTTCCACCCTGCGAGGGAAACCTTGGGGCTGTTGCCTTTCTGGCATTCCCCGTAGAGATGCATGACGAGATCAGTGCTGAACTCGACATCGCCCTTCCAGTCGGGAGCCTTTTCATTCTGCTTGCGGTCGTTCAAAAAGAGAGCGCCGGAATCTAAAAACTTGTTTTCCATGTTGGTCCTTTACTTGAGTTTATTTGCTGCGGTGATAAACATCTGGGTCAGTTCCTGCTCCCGGTTAGGAGCTTGGAGTTTGACTTGATTGATCTGTTGGTTGTAGCGAACCCATACTTGTCGGGCCTCTTCCTTCGAGGAGCAGTGTTCCAACTCGTCCTGGATCTGCGCCATCAGAGCATCGACATCGGTTGGCTCTGCTTCGGGGGCAGGAGTGGGTTTAGCCTTGGGGGTAACCTTGGCTTTCGGTTGCGGGGTAAACTCTGCGATCTGGTTCTCGTCGCGTTCGGGATCGTCTCCCGTTTCAAGCTGGAAGGTCTTCAGCAGGAAGTACTTGTTGGCTCCGGTCAGGGCTTTGTACAGACCCTTGTCTCCGATTCCGTTCTTGTTCTTGTCGTTGCCGCATCCGAAGAAGTTGCAGGAGATCTCCCCTCCCATCTCGTGGATGATCCGGTAGTTCACCTTAACAGTGGTGTTGCCGTATTCGTCTGGGCCTACTACATTCAGGACATCGGAGATGATGATGAGTCCGTTCTCGATCAGATGAGGACGCAGTGCAGCGAGAGCATCTCCCTCCGTTGCGTACTTGTACCCGTGGAACTCGTTCTTCCCGGCTTTGTGTACAAAGCTAATGCCTGCCATCGTCTTGCCGATAGCAGCGATCACCTGTAGTTTATCTACAGGTACTGTCTCGATTGCCTTATCAGTTAATGTTTCCATTACTTCTTCCTCTTTAGTTTGGTCTTGTTTGCTTGAACGATATTAATCAGTGCTTCTGATACTTCTTTCCTGCGTTGGTCGCAGTTCTTGTTGACGCCGCAGTAGTTGCCTTCGCAACGTCTGGCGGTTCCGGTGCGGATCTCTACCCATCCGCCTCGAATCTGTGCGGCTTTCTGTTCCGCTTCTTCTTGCGTATCGAATACGCGATGCGCTCTTGTTGCATCGGGACTCATAACAGCGAAGCGGTCAGGGGTGCGCCACTGTTCCTGATCGGTGCAGTAGGGGAGAGGATCTCCGAAGGCGTGTGCCTCCTCTGCTTTCTGGTGTTCTCGTACTCGTTGGGTAAGGTATTCCTCCTGTTGTTGGTCTGCCCATAGACGCACGTCTAGGATCTGAATCGGTGGCTTCTGCTCAGGGTTGAACGGGTTGCGACCGTGATCCCTGGTGATGGCAACGATCTTTGCTTGGCTCACTCTGCGCCCAGTATTCTGGCGCACGATGTGGGCATAGGAGTTTAGCTGTGCCTCCCATTCTGCTGGCACTCCCTTCTCAATCTTGGAGGTCGTGGTTACCTTCCAGTCGTAGATACAGTATGTATCGTCAGGAAGGGGGACGAGGATGTCGATTTGTCCGGTGACTACCCACCCGTTTATGGTATGGTAGTACCGCTCTTCGACGATGTACTCGTCGGTATACGGTTGTAGAGCCTCTTCGGCGAACGCATGGAAGGCAGTCCCGACAGAACTCCAAAGCCTGTCGATGATGTCCTCCTCTGTGCCAAGGGTCTTAAGTATCCTGATCCGTGGAGGTTGGATCAGTCCGGTGACGCTGATGTGGCTGTTCCCTTTGTTGTACCCATCGTAGGCCAGCACCGCTGCTACTGGGTCCGGTAGGTTGTGTCTGTTCCAGAATGTTTTCGATGGCATCCGTGACTAAACTCCTAATGGTCGTTTCATTTTCTACTGCTTTAATCTTTAGTCTTCGATGCAGATCGCTCGTAGTGGTAATGGTGATCCGTGGCATCCTCTGTAGAGCATACACATTTTTACATTTGCACACAAGTGCATCGTCAAGGTAGGATGGGCAGGTGCCAACATTCGAGGATCTTGCAGCGCAGTTCCTGCGTAGTGGCCGTGGGTCGTGGCGTTCTCTTTGCCCGGAGTGCAGCCACACTAGACGAGGAGCGAACTCCAAGATCCGCATCTTAGCGTGGTCGCATGGAGATGCTGGCCCCGTCTACTACTGCCATCACTGCAACGCATCTGGTGTCGTGCGAGAGGAGGAAGACTGTTTGAATTTAAATGACTTGGAAGAATACTTTGCAGCGCCGATCCCGGTAGCGCAAGTACCTGAAGAGATTCCGGCGCGTCCTGCTGAGCCTGTGCGCTTGCAAGCGGCACATCTGGAGTACTTGTCTAAGCGAGGGATCTCGCAGGAGACTGCGAATCTAGGCAAGCTGTACAGCGCCAGGAAGTTCTTCCGTACGGGAGGAGAGCAAGACTGTATTGCCTTTCCCTTCTACGATATGGATGGCGAGATCGCCTCCAGCAAGTACCGGAGTACAATCACCAAAGCCTTTAGCCAGGATCAGGGCGCAGGAGGTTTGTTATTCGGTCTGCACCAGACATTTGACACATCCAGGCCTCTCGTCATTTGCGAAGGAGAGATGGATGCTTTATCTGTTGCGGAAGCAGGGCATCCGAATTGGGTGTCCGTTCCTGCTGGTGCGCCAGCGAAGAAAGAAGAAGGCAACAGTCTGCGCTTCTCGTGGATCGCTGAACTCGAAGAGTTCCTGTCCAAATTTAGACAGTTCGTTCTGTGTGTAGACTCCGATACTCCAGGCAAGCAGCTTGCAGAAGAGATCGCTCGACGCCTGTCTCGCAGCAAGTGCATGACGGTAACGTACCCGAAGGGAAGCAAGGACGCTAACGATGTCCTCATGCAGCACGGGAAAGAAGTTCTGGCTAAAGTTCTTGACGAAGCAAAGCCCATCCCTCTCACCTCCCTCTACACTGCTGACCATTACTTCGATCAGGTCATGGAACTGTTCACCAAAGGTGACGGTAGAGGAGCGAGTACAGGGTTTGTCGGCGTAGATCAACTGTATACCGTGGCGCGAGGACAGATGACCGTAGTCACGGGCGTGCCGTCATCCGGTAAGTCGAACTTCCTCGACATGATCATGGTGAATCTGGCGCATCAGGTTGGGTGGAAGTTCGCGATAGCATCGATGGAGAACGAGCCATCGAAGCACATCGCCAAGCTCTCGGAGATGCACCTGAAGAAACCCTTCTTCTCGCAGTGGCCTGGGTCCATGTCCATGCAGGAAGCAAAGGACGCTGTTGATTGGTGCAAGAAGCACTTCACCTTCATCGACTTCGCTACCAGCAGGGATCTGCCTACGGTAGATAGTCTGCTAGATCGCGCTCACGCAGCCGTTATGCGCTACGGGATAGACGGCCTAGTCATCGACCCTTACAACTGTCTAGACCTGCACAGAGGGGATAAGCAGAGCGAAACAGACGCAGTCTCCGCGATGCTATCGAAGATCAGTGCCTTCGCTAAGGCATCGAACATTCATGTCTGGTTCGTGGCGCATCCTCAGAAGATGCAGACGATGGGAGGGAATCCTATCCCTGGAGGGTACGACATCTCAGGTAGCGCACACTGGTTCAATAAGACTGACTGTGGGCTAACCGTGCATCGGAAAGATGCAGATGGATACGTCGAGATCCATAGCTGGAAGTGTAGATTCAAATGGGTAGGCAAGCAGGGGATGACGCGATTGAAGTACGACATCCCCACGAGTACCTACTACGAGTTGCCCTAGCTCTTAAGCCGGATGACCTCCCCAAAGGGAGGGCGGCTCTTGTAGTTGCCGACCTGGAACCACAACACCGGAACGCCTGGATCAGGCCCGAAGTCGTCGCATTCCATGTCGGTTAAGTAGACAAACGCTTTAGGCTTGAGGTCGTGTTCGCTGGAATAATCGAACACTGGACGGAAGCGAGTGCCGCCACGCTGTGCTTGGAACTCGCTGACATCCATCGGTTGTCCTGGCTTGAACATCTCGTGCTTGTACACGGTAGTATCGCAGTACAACAGGTGTGTTTTCTCAGGCTTGACCTTGGTGAGGAAGTGATTGATTAGGCCCAGGAACATCTCCAGTTCTGCTTTGGATACAGAAGCGGAGGTATCCAGTCCGACTACCAGCTTGCCTACGCCATCCTTCAGGAGCGATGGCATATACATACCCTGACCCATGAAACGCCGGGACGGGCGCTGCCATGTGTAGTCTACCGGGAAGATGGGTGCCATAAACTTCTGGAAGAGATAACGGTAATCCTCTTCTGGCTCACGCACTTGTACGAGAAGATCCCGCAAGGCTCCCGGCATCTTGCCTGCTACTCGCGCAGTCTGTTCGGCCTGCGCTACGGTTGTCATGATCTGTTGCTCCAGGTCAGCACGTTCCTCTGCTGTACCACCAGCACTCAAGACATCGCCGTTGCTGTAGTCACGCTGCTGCTGCCCTTGGCCTTGGCCTTGGTCCTGGCTGGGTTGACCCTGCCCTTGTCCTTGACCGTTGCTAGGTTGGTTCTGCTTCTGCTGCTGCTGAGGGAGCAGCTTGTAGATCTGCTCCCATGCCATGCCTGCGTACCGATTATCCAGCAGCGCCATAGACGGTAGCTTGTACCCACAATCTCGTATCAAGATATTGATAGCGAAGTCCATCGCGATGTTTGCTTTGCGATGGTCGTGGCTTTTGATACGCAACGGATGCATGAGGGCAACGTGCATGATCTCGTGGATGATAACCGCTTTGAGTTCGTCCTGAGTAATGGATAGAACAAAGTCAGGGTTATAGTAGAACCGCTTACCGTCTGTCGCCATGGTAGGGCAGGCTTTGTCAGCCTGCCACTCGTACCGGAGAGCGAGACTTCCGAAGAAGATCTCGCCCCCGATTGCCATCTGGACGGTCGTTTGCACGATACGTTTTGAGGCTTCTGACATTACGCAAACATCCCCTTCATCTGGTTGATGATCTCTTCGGCCTCGTCGCCAAGTACCTTGGCCTGGGTAGCAACATCTTTGCGGGTCGAGTCGTTCTCCCGCAGGTAGTCGGCATTGTACTGGCACAACTCTTCGTCGATGCGACGAGCGATGCTATCGAGCCGCTCATCGCCGCCGACATTCAGCCGGGGAAGAAGAGAGGCAAGCTCCCGGATGTTCTCTACAAGCGAATCGCGGAAGGCCCCGGCACGTTCTCCCGTGTACCCCGTCAGCCTCTCGTGCATATGCTGGCACTGTTGCTGGACCCTCTCGAAGAGATCGACGCAAGCGGAGTTGTAGTTGTGCGACAGACGCTTCTGTAGATCCTGCTCCATCTGCTTCATCACATCCTTGCCCAGGGCAACTCGGAAGTCTCCAGACTCAGGCACCGGGGAGAAGCTGATCTCCCACGAGAACTTGCTACGGATGGACTCGACAGGCGGGAAGTCATCCTGATTGAACAAACCGTTGAGACGATACTTGGCCTCGTTGATTACGTCCGGGTACTGCTTGACGAAAGTATTGAGAGCCTCCTCGTGCTTCTGTCTAAATTTGGACATCTCCTCCTGGTACTTGTTGAAGTTGGCGACAGGGAGGATGCGGACGCCCTCGGCATCATGCCAAGGGAGCGTCTGCTCGTAGTGCCACGCCCGTGCCAGCGAGATGTTGCTGGACAATTCCGTCATATACCGCTTGCTGGCAAGCTGCTTGTTGAAGCGGCCCACCTCCCCAGCGTTGGCGTTTGCGCCGTGATTCTGTTCGACCTCGGCAGTGGCCTTCTTGTCGAACTTCCGCGCCGTCCATTGCGCGACAGAGAACCGGACGAGGATCGCTTTCTCAGAAAGAATAGACATAGAATTATCTCCTTAGGTTGGGGGTTAGAACATCAGGTTGTTGTATTCGGGCTTGTTGTGCATAGCCAGAACGCTGGGGTGAGCGATTGCCGTTTGATCCTTGGTGCAAAGATCTTTAAGGAATAGGCAACCGTATTCGGGCGAGAGACGGGTCATGTACGAGCAGATAGAGTGCGAGTACTTTGCGGCCCACGAGTTGGACAGATAGATGGATGTTGCGTACGAACTGCTTGGGTCAGTAGGCACCGGGACGTTCATAGGATCTGCCTGGATAGCAGACAGCGTAGGCAGCGACCTGTAGGTGCGGAGGAAGCCCAGGAACTCTGTGCCTGTACCTCTACCGATACAGCCGTGTACCAGCTCCGCAGCGACATCGGCGCTGGGTTCCTGATCCATGATGCGAGACAGCATCTCGACAGAACGAGGGGTACAGAATGCAAACTCACTCTTGTTTGGCTGTTGTACCAGAAGATCTTTACGGAAAGAGAAGAAGCTCCGGATCTCAGGCCGAATGTTGGGGGAGATAGGCTTAGGCGGGATGATGTCCACCTTCATCGCGCTGCTGCCCTTAGCTGCCCACTCGTGCCAGCTATCGTAGCCAGACTCCAAGGTAATGTGCAGGAACCGATTGAGAAGAGGGACAGGAGGTTGGTTGTAGTTGCCACCGTCCTGGGCGCGGTTGCCTGTAGCGCAGATGTACGCGCCGTCAGGCATCTTGTAGTCTCCAAGCTCACGCTCCAGGACAAGTTGGTATAGGGCGCACTGTACAGACGGGGGCGCATCCGGCAACTCTTCAATCGCCATCAGCGTGTTGCCATCCTTCGGTAGCCAGCTTGGGATGGCACGGTGGCAGGTGCCGTCTTTGATGTACGGGATGCCCATGTCTACCGGATCCATCATGGTAGGCCGCACGTCGATGTGCGTCCTGCCTAGAGACTGCGCGACTTGGCGCACGATAGAGGACTTGCCGACCCCGGCTTGTCCCCAGATCCACATCGGGACACGGGCATTGATGGCGATCTGAATCGCCTTGACGAGTTCTGTTGAAAACATATATCTCCTGTTGTGCTGGGCAGCACTTCTTTATTCTATCAAATGGTTTAGGGCAAGTGCAGTGCAGTACTTGCCCTATAGTGTTTTACAGTAGCGAAATGATCCAGTAGATGATGGCGCATAATACTAGCGCAGCCACGCCTGACAGGATCATGCCAACAACGTCTATGATTGCTTCGTTTAGCTCGTCGATGAGCTTGAGAATCTTCATAGATCTAGATTCCTCCACGCCCTCCACGCAATGAAGTACATTCCCACGAGCAGTGGTGCGATGAGAATGAGTTCGATGATTTCTTTAACTGTCATTGGATCGTTTGCCCTCCAACGTACGGCGAGAAGCCTGCGCCATCGAGATCTCGCGACCTCATAACGTCGAGCAGGTGCCGGATCTCCTGCTCGTCTTGGTCAAGCTGGGCAACATCCAGTCGGTACTGGAGTTCGTCGCCGTGGTCCAGCGCCAGCACTAGGGCGCGAACTTTCTCGACGAGGTAGGTGGAATGAATCCCATCCTTGGTCTGATCGAGGTACCCATCGGGTCTGCATATCATGAGCAGTTGGCTGAGCGCCCACTCCTCAAAGGTCATGGCTTGGCACGTTCCTAATGTGAAATCTTGCATAGTATCTCCTGTCCAAATTTGGACACTATCGGTTGAAGAAATAGAATGCCGCACCCAGGATTACGATGTACGGCAAATAGGCGAAGCAGAAGTGTGTAACGGTGTCGAGGATGTGGTTTATACGCTCACGCATACTCACACTCTCGCACCTTGCGCCATCCCGTTGTACTCCGGCGCTCGATAACGACAGCGCCTTCCGGCATAGGATGACCGAAAGGGAAGGTGCCGTAGGTGCCGTCAGGTAGACGGACTAAAGCAGGGTTGTAGCAGTGGGGGCCTTCCCGCCTTGTGTGGCTCATGCTTTTACTCCTGTCGCTTTCTCGTATGCCGCATCCGCACGGCAGCGGATATCGGCGAACAGCTCGACTAGCTCATCCGCTGAATAGGGTTGGCCGTTCCCTGCCGCGTTGATAATATCGGCCAGGGCATCGGCGCATTCCTTAGTGGTCGCCAATAACTCCGGCGCGGCGGCGATTAGACGGGCGTTGGCGGGTTCAAACTCGAACAGATCATCGGCTAATGCCACACACTTATGGGTAGTCAAGCTCCTGATTGCGGTTATAGGTCGCTTCATGTAGTGATCCGGCTCCTCCGGGCTTGGGGTGTACAATTCCGATTGCCATGACTTCCAGACTCGCTCCGCTGCCCATGGTCCTGGTGTGTGGCTCATGCTTTCCTCCACTTGCTTGCAAGGGTGCAGGATCGGGGAGTTACGTTGAGGTCTGCTACCAGACCTCTCTCCATGTCTACTGCCATGTACTGCATGATCCAGCACTGCGCCAACTCTTTCAGCTGGCTCAGTGTGTTGGCATATCCTATGTCATCCCACTTGTCATTGTCGGTTGATCGGGACATTAAAATGTAGCGCATTACTCCCCCTTCTCCAGCCGCGCCGCCATCATCTGTGCCTGATGGATTGCTTCATCCTTAGGCGTGGACCTACCGAAGTCGTCGTCGGAGGTACCGTCCTCGGCGCGAGCGCCGTCTACGAAGACGGAGTAGTTCAGCGCCTTCCCTCTCCAGCACCGGACGAATATGTGTTGTCCGGTCTTGCTTTGCATCTCGTACTCAAATGTATACATATGTTCTCCTTTGTCCAAATTTGGACACTTGTTGGTTGGTTAGAAATGGTTAAGCTCTACTGCTTTATCGCTCAAGTATTCGGCAATCTGCTCAAGTTCTTTTAGAACATTGCACAAACTATCTCTCCGCAGGAGATACTCTCCGAAGGCCAGCCCCAGGGCATCGCCGCCCTGGGGGTAGTAGTCTCGCCCGTTGGGCGCTGTTTTATCCAGCGCCTCTATGGCGGTTCTCAGTGCGTCCATGGCGTTTATGGCATCCCCCAAGAGGGTCGTCGCATTAGTGCCGTTTAGATGTATAGTTGGCAGGGTCATATATCGGGTTGATTGCCTCTACTTTTGGAGATTGTTCTTGTACTTTCAGGAACACTGTCTCTGCGTGAGTGACAGGTTGGCCTGATAGGATGTTGACAAATGTATCGTGCAGGTATGGGTTGTACTGTACGTTAGAAGAAGTGTCGGATGGTGCGTAGTAACAAGCGAAGATGCCCTCGCAGTATGCGTGGACGTTCTTTCTCTTCTCCCTCAGGACACGATTGCGTCCCGATTGGTTTACGACAAACTCGACATCGTGAAGCATGATGTTGTCGGCGTAGTCTACGACACGTTTGGTTCTTGGGTCTCGTACGCTGAAGGTCTTGCGGTGCAGGTTGAAATATACCTGCACCTTCTTTCCTGCCATGTGCGGGAGTATCATCTGTCCTCCTGTCCAAATTTGGACACTAGCAAGCGGCTCGCACGGGGTGAAGGCCTGTACCGCTTGCGCTGGGCTGCATCCATATAAGACTGGAGGCAGCGTTGCATTGTGGCATGGGTTATGCGCGTCCACTTCAGAGCGTTACGCATAGCCCACTCCCAGGCCGCAGCTTCACGGTCTAGCCGTGCCTTGGGTTGGTCGCCTACGATGTGACCGATCTCGTGAAGAGCAACAGCGTAGGTCTTCTGTGTCTTGACAGGACGCAAGCGAACGCGCCTAGTTTTTACCCAGGCGCGTCCACTCGTCCCATCTTTCCATGTCACTGCTATTGTGTGTTGCAGTAGCAGGGATATGATGTGGTTGGCGAGTTGTTTTGTGTTCATAAGTGTCCAAATTTAGACACTGTACCTCCTGGCTTTGTACCCAGCAGCTTCTCGCACGGGCATCAAGAGAGACTGCACGTCCTGCCCGTCTTCCCGCGCAGATTCGAGGATGATGGCGTTGTTGTTGGGATTGTGCGGGTGAACATACATCCGCACGCAATCATCCGCAGCGCCGTGGATCTCCAGGAGATCCTTCATCATCTTGGGGTTGAAGACGATGCAGATGTGGTCACCCGTCTTAGACGGGATAACCCGCAGGTAATCCGGGAAGCCTACTTCCAGCGGCTCGAAGGTAGTCTTACTCGCCCTGGTGCGGAAGGATATGTCTGCGGCAGTGGCCCCCATAACCTCGATGGGTTCCTTCCCTGCCATCTTAGACAGCGAGATGGCATCTGTCGCTTTCAGGACTACGTGACGGTCCATCTTGTCCTGTACGAACAGGTGCTTGACCCGTGTCAGACGGTGGTTGTCCGTTGCCACTGTCTCTTTATTGGTAATGAAGATCCCGTTCAGGGTGAACCGGGAAGCCTCCTTCGATACGATCTTCTGGATCATCAGGCTTAGTTTGGTAAGCATAGGTTTTCTCCTAGTTGGTTTGTCCAAATTTGGACAGAGTACAGTGTACTCATCCAAGCACACTCATAGAATGTGCTTGGTCAGTACGCTACTCGTAGCGTGGCCGCTTCTCAGGGAAGTACTTTGGCGCGTGATCTTCATGCACCTCAGCAAAGTACAACCCCTCAGAAAGTACGCTGCTCATGTCAGGCCGATCTAGATTAGGCCCGAATGTGCGGGAATTTAGCTTGTCATTCAAGCGCCTACTGTATTCGTAGGCCTTGTCTTCTGAGCGAAACAGGCGAACTGTTCGCGCCAGTTCACCTACCGTGTAATACCAACCGCCCTCTTCTGGCCCACCGTAGGCGAGGTCTTGGAGATATACGCTGACAAGATACATAGTTCCTCCTAGCACCCGCAGCAGGGATAGTCCTCGTGACCGCACGCCATGCGCCCTACACATCTCCCTTCTGGAGTGTACAGGCCGCGAGGGTCAGCCTTGCTGGCGTAGTAGCCAGCAGGGCGATAGGGCGAGTAAAGGCGTTGGCCTGTCGCCTTGCCCTTGCGCTTTGGCGCTGGGCAGGTTGGGCAGTAGATGCCCAACAACTTCTGGTAGTTAGCGCGAGATCCCGCGCTGATAGAGGCACCGCACGATCCGCAGGTGCCGGGATATTTTGTTGTTAGTACCATGATTTTTCTAGTACCGTGCAAAACTGGTTCCACGCATGGCCGCGCCGGGTCCAAGGGTTGCCCGCTCTGATGGCCCGCGCCATAGATCCGGTCATCACGTCATCTTCCGGGTGCTGGTCGCGCCGGAACTCTGGCTCGTTGCCGTCCCAATTGGACGTGTTAGCGCCGTCGAGTATCCCGACCACGTCTGCAGCGGCCCAGTCGGGCCGATCGTAGGAGTGGCAGTAGTCGGGCGTGATCAGCGTGATCCCGCCACCGTTGTCGAACAGCAGTTCGAATTTTATGTAATTCATAGTAGGCTCCTATTGGTTGGTTGGTGTTTAGACTGTCCAAATTTGGACACTTAGACAGTCTGGATCTGAACGAGCTTGGAGGCACGGGCAAGAGCTTGCATGGCAAGCCGACCGTGCTTCTGGATCACGATGTCCTTCCGGGCGTCCGTATTGCCACGCTTGCCATCGCACAGACAGCAATCGTGACAGGTTGTCAGGTTCCCGGCCTCGTCACTCTTAGGACACACTATCTCCCCCAACATCCTGGCGCTGTTCCCGTAGGGCGACACACGGAACGTGCGCCAACCTGCTAGCTTGGCCCGTACTTGTTCTGTAGGGCTGTCTACGCTAGCCATCAGCCAGCGGGATAGGTCAGGACGGTTTACCCACTGATGGGTATATCCTGTCCACTTCTTCGAGGAAGATGCGATCAAGGGGATGATCTCGTCATCCTGAATGAAGGCACCGTCTCCGTATGTGCCGATACGGGTACGTCTATTGCGGAATACCCTGGGGTACTCCGACTTGGTCAGGTAGGGATAGTTGCCACGTTGGTAGCAATCCCATACCGCCGTTACACTTTTCTGCAAGTTAACGTAGCACTCCCGGTCTGCTACCTTGCCATCTACGATGGTTCCACGGAGTTTACAATCTCCGCAGACGTGTTCATCCGCGCCGGAATAGGTGGCGCTTGCCGGGTTGGCGTGACGATACAGGATATAAACCTGTATCATCGGGCCTGTCCCGGTGTTCTGGGATGGACGGAGAAAGCCCGTAGCGATTACTACGGTGTTCTCCGTCTCTTCAAGAATGTACCCCTGGGCAAGGGGCGTTTTCTTCTTCATGTCTTGTCCTCCAAGTGTCCAAATTTGGACAGTTCTAATAAAGGGTGATGTAAATCACCAAAAGGAAAGCGGCTACGCCCATGAAGGCGAAGCCGTCGAGGATGTCGGACTTGTTCATTAGTCCACCTCCAGGGCCAGCGAGGATGCGCTGACCATGCGCAGGTCAGCCCACGCCTTGTGGCGCTTGTACAGCGCCTCAACAAACCGCACCCTGGCGGCGCGGACGATCTTGCGGTTCAGCATTAGTAGATCTTGACCCCCTTATCAATCAGCACGATAACCGCATCGTGCAGTCTGGAATCGCGTACTCCGGAAACAAACAAGACCCATTGCGCGTGGGCCGTCTCGTAAGACATCCCGTAATTCTGTATAGCAAAGCCTAGCCATTCAACGTAGCTCATATAATCCTCCTAGCCTGTCTCTTCAGTGCGGGTAGGCTAATTCCCGCAGACACGGGTTATACCCGTGTTTCGACCTAGTACCCATCGCTGCGTGAGGTGGTCACGCAGTAGTCGAAAGCCATGACTACATACGCTTCCAGACGCGCACCAGCGGCGACCATGTCGGCGGCGGTGTACTCCGCGCCGCGAGGCGGTGCGCCGGAGAACTCCACGGCGACGACCTCGTCTGCTAGTGCGGCGAGGGATAGCGGGATGTTACCCGCTACGACCTTGCCCCGGACATCGTCCGGGGTGGCGTTGCCCGTGATGACGGGTGCCGCCAGGAACCGGGCGTCATTGCGCCGGATGAAATCGATAGCGGCAGGGTGCCGCGAAATGATTACGTACATTACATTTCTCCAATAGGTGAAGTGTCACCAATCAAGGGTATCCGAAGATACCCTTTGTTGATACCACTTGAATTTCGCTCGCCTTTACTATCCATACTTCCGACAGCCGCTATTTTGTGGGTCTTTAATTCACTGTATAGTTTTATACCCCAACTACAGGTATACTTTGCTATCTCGTTTCACAACGGGTGAATTGCCCGTGGCTTGTCTCACGACAAATAGACCATCCGCACAACGGAGAACTATGCGATATAAGGGCGTGGCAGCATCTATGCTGCCGGATAGGCTACCGTTTCTCTCACCTATCCACCATCACACTCTGTGTTCGAAGAGCTGTCACCTCTTACCGCGCTATTTAGCGCGAGTGTGTGGGCTATATTCGGTTGTCAAAGATCGAATCCCCTTCTGATCGGGGCTGGCGCAACCCGTATAGTTTCGTACGGGAATTGCATTTACCATCACTTCCCGTATGCTGTATGTATAGTGCTATACGGCGTTCAGTGTATAGCGCTATACGGGACGTGAATAAACAGCGTGTAAACGCGAGTATACGCGCTATAGGCTAGCGATTATCGCTAGCGTATAACGCTATACGGTGTTCAATGTATAGTGCTATACGGTTATGCCGAATAGCGCGTATACAAAATGGAATAAGGGGACGCGGTTACCCGCATCCCCTGCTAACTGCTAACGATACCGGAGTATCGTTATCAGTTATTTTTTGGCCGCTATCCCGGCAAATAGCGGAGCAAAGGCCTTGTCGCTCATAATAATTCGGGCGAAATCCTCAACAGTTTTAACCGTTGAGGCGATCTTGCGGAGTCTCTTTAAATCGGCCGGAAGTTCCGCCTCCGCCTCCGCCTCTCCCTCTCCCTTGCCTTCTTCTATGGGTTCCCCGTTAATCAAACGGGACACGGCGTCCCGGAACTGGGAAACCGTGAGTTTCTCTTTAGTTTTACGAGCGATTAACTTCCGGATATCGTCGGCCATAATGGCCGCATCTTCAGCATTCTTGCCGAGCCGCGAAAGTTCCAGCGCACAACCAAAACCCAAGTCTGAAACTTCCGACTTCTCAATTTTGGCATTCTCCATTAGGGCGCCTATGGCAGCATACTGATAAAACGCACCGTACGACAAACCTGGACCGTCCGGGCTATCAATAAATTTCTCTACACTTGAAAAACCCAGTTCGACATACTGACGTTCGCTTACAATCTGGTGCGCCGCAATGGCCATATCAGCGAGAATACCCGCCATTTTTTTGTTTGCGTTGCGGAGTATCTCCGCATTCTTTTCCGGTGCGATAACCTGATACATAATTTCTCCTGATGTCTCCTGCAGTCTAATTGAACCAATAGGTTCTATTTGAGTATAGCAGCGATAGATGGAATAGTTCCTAAAATTTTGTTAATCAAGTAATTTATTTGGTAGTGTGCTTTATGCTGTAAAGTGTATGGGGATGGTAGAGTGGATTACATGGCAAAGAAAATAGATCGAATAGCGGAATTAGAAAGATTAATGACGCCTAAACAGGTGAAGCTTGCGAGAGCGTTAGCCGCTGGAGGGATCCCGAAGGTGCAAGCGTATAAACAGGTCTACGGATGGAATGGGAAGAGTGCAAATAGTGCGCAGGTTGCCGCAACTCGAGCGGCGGGGAACTCTAAGGTAAGTCTATTGGCGAGTGAGTTGAGAGATAGGGATAACAGCCTGTTATGGGCAGATAAGGAGAAGTTCCGAAAATGGCTCATGAAGGGCATCACCGATACAGCATCCACCACTGAATCAGATATTACCCGATTGAAAGCGCTGGAACTTGCGGGCCGGACCCGATACGCAAGTTTGTTCGAGGAACCGGCAGCAAATGAGACCACTGCTCAAACCCATGGCGCGATAGTCGATGCAATCCGCGCCAAACTGCAAGCGTTGATCGGCGGTTCGCTTGCTCCGGGCGATGCTAGCCCCGGTACCTTGACGCTGGAGGCGGTGGCAGAGGACCCCACGGGGGCAGGGGAGGGGGAGTAGGGGAGGTGCGGTGGTGTGTGTGTGTATAGTACTCCACACATCCGATTCCACACATTTACCCCCCCCTTATTTCCCCCATCCCCTCCCTTTCTCTTCCACCTGCTCCCACCTAACCCCCCCCTTTACCATTTGGGTCCCCTGCTTGCGCCCAGATATATTTATTTCCACCTCGCTTCGCGGCAAATAAAAAAGGCTGGTGTTTAGCCAGCCTTTGCGGAGTGTGTATTTAGATTTAGGCTCTGCTAGAGC